CATATAAAAATTCAATCCAACCTGCATGTTCTCTTTCTTCATCTTTCTCAACAGATTTTGGCATTTTTAACCAACCTGCTGCAGATAACATTCCATAATGCATATGAGGAGGATTAAAATCTCCTGCTATAGAATTAACAAGCCAACTATTATGGAGTGCTACTTTTTTAATTCCTTTTTCAGCAACTGCATTATCTTGCTCATCACCCTGTTTTAATTTTGTTTTTACATATAAATTAACACAAGCACCCATCCAATTAAATAGTGATGGTAAATGCTCATTAGGTTTTTCTTGCCATATATGTTGTTCAATTTTATGTTCTTGTTTAACATTACCAACAAGATTATCTGACCAATCTAATTGCTTAGATTTTTTATCACTTGCAGATATTTTATCACCATACTTATTTAGTAAATCAATATAAGGTTGTGGAATTTGAAATTCCATTAATATTGGACTAAAAGGTGCATGTAATGTGCCCTTTAATTTATAGTCTTTATAGTCTTCTGTCATATATTCCTCAATAAATGTTTTAAATCTTCATCTAATTTGTAGCCATTAGATAAACAATGACGAATGATAGCAGAAATAGTGTACTTATATTCATAGTCTTTTAAATTGTTTACAAGAGTTTCTGGTTTAACCCAGTCATAATTAAATAATATATTACCATCACTGTTTAACTTAACTTCAAGTTTATAAAGGAGAGCCTCGTGCTCTCCTTTTTTATTTTCGGGGTTTATCTGCTTCATCTTTTTTACCAGATTCAGCAGGGGCAGGCTGTAATTGTCCGAGTAGTTGAATAATTTTAATTACTTCTACATAAGGTCGTGAACCTAAGTAGTTTAGTACAGCTTGTAATTGTTCTTGCGTTATAAAGTATCTCATACATTACCTCTCGCTTCGTTGTAGTCCGAAAAATATTTTTTTAAAACTGTTAACCTGTCTTCATTAGTAGATATTACATCTAACAATTTACTCATTTCTTCCAAATGTTGTGGATGTTCTCCTATTCCAACAGGACTACTAAAATATATTTCCAGAGTTGCTTCGGCTTTATTAATATTTGCTTGAGCCTCATGCTCAAGTGCCGAATAAATTAAATCAGATATATGGTCACTCATTTTTCCCCCTAAATTTTATTTCACCTGCTATGGCTCCATATGCCGCCATATCAATATAAGTATCTTTATTTGTAGCACCTAACTTAGTTCTAGCTATTTTTAATAAACACATCATAATAGCAACATTTTCAGCAGTTATAGGATAACCTAAATAAGCACTCCAAAGATTAGCTATGTTTCTATGGTTTTCAGTTTTATCACCATAGTCTTTTTCTCTTTGTCCTTGTACAAGAACGCTTGCTTGATTTAAAATCTGATAACTTTTCATATTAATTCAACTTTCCATTTTTCTTTAGTAAGTCTACTATATCAATAATATTATCATACTCTTCAAATCTTTTTATTTTTCCATTAGAAATATTATCTTTCGATTCTGCCATTTGCTGAAATCCTAAATCAAATACATCTTGAGGATTTTCAATAGCAAATTTAATCATACCTTGAGCAACTACATGGCATAAATATAAACTTTCATCTCCTTTATCTAAATTTTCTTTTTCATTTATAATACCACATGCGTATCCATTATCTGTAGGTGAAACAACTATTCTTACACCTTTATTAAAGTTTACTTTTTCCATTATTTTTCCTTATTAAATCTAAAAAATGCCTAGCATCAACAATAGCTAAAGGTTGTAAATTATTCATTTTAATTATTCCTAATGGCACTTGAGTTGGTTTGCAGTTACTACGAGCCTGTTCTATAATATCATATATTCCTTTAAATGTTTGTTTATTTTTACACTCAATTGAATATGGTATTGAATTTTGTGCATGGGGCGAAAATTTAACATCCGCCCCACTCTCCCCCATAATCGCACAGTAAATATCATCAAAAGAAAATTCGGAAAATCGTTCTAAGAGTTCATCCCTTACCCAATTTTGTAGTCTTCTTCCTTTAGCTTTTCTACTGCGTGTTTTCATATTCTTTCCTAGGATTAGTTACTTTGGTATACCACACCCATTTAGGGTCTCTTGCTTGAGATTGTTGCTGTGGTAAATATTGTATTTCATCACCCCAACATTTCTTTTTATATGGGCAATAACTACAAGTTAAACCAAGCACTCTATTCCCTGTTTTTGCTTTACGAAAATATTCATCAACATCTGTAAAACATCGTTTAAATTTTTTATTTTTCTTAATTGAATTAAAGTTATCTTTTGCCGCTACAACATATTTCTCCTTATATTCATCAATATTTAAAGGTGTTTCTGTTATACACCATTCCCCAGTAGATTTATTAATAACAATCCATCCACCAAAATCTTTATTCTCACTATCAGCATACATAAATCCTTGCGATGCATAGCCAAAAGCATCATCTTCAACTACTGTATTAAATCCTTGCGAGAATTTTTTATCAAAGGCGAATGGAGAAGCACTTTTAATATCCCAGATTTTATTATCAATCTCAACATCATAAGTTCCTTCGATTTCGCCACTGTGTGTAACAGATTTTTGTTCACTTTGAACCTCAACTCCAGATGATTTCAAGATTAACATAGCAGATGCCTCAATTAAGTCGCCAAATAATACCTTCATTTTAAAGTTATAATCTGGTGATTCTGCCTCTGCTCCTGTTTTTTCCATTTGCAATTGACATAAAGGTTTCCCTATATTACTCATGCGTAATCTGAATTTGCCCCCTCGCTCATCCGTGAACTGTTTTCGGATTGCAGATTTGCAAGCTTCTCCAAACTCTTCAATCAAGTCGTCAGAGATTTTTACTTTCTGACGACCTGCCTTTTCTAAAAAAGTTTGTACTTTTTGTAGAATAGGATGTGACATTATGATGATAATTCAGTTACAGGGTCAACTTCTTGAACATCATTAATTACTTTGGCATCAGCCGCATCATCAGATGTAGCTTTACCTTTTTTAGCTTGTTTGTATAATTCAAACACCTCAGTATTTTCAGTATCAATTAACTCTTGAAAATTACGTAAAGTATCTTCATCAGCTTTAGTTAATTTAACACCTGCATCAGCATCAACTGCAATTTTTGCAATGTAAAATACATTAGCACCTGCTTTCTTTTTCTCTGTTTCCAAAGTTAATAGGCAGTTAAACATAAGTTTTTTACGTTGACTAATTGATTTTAATGCATTACCAACAGGATTAAATTGTGTGCCTGTTACTCTCCACAAGACAGGGTAATCTTTTACCTCATAATCAGCACCACTTGCAGTTTTACCCATAAAGGTTACTTCACCATAAACAAGGCGATAGCATTTTTTACTGCGTTGGTCTGCTAACTCATCAGCACTTAAATTTGCTCTATCTTTAAATGGAACTTTACCACATCTAACCCCGCCAACTGTATCAATTGGTTCATCTTTCCAATTTTTAAATATAATGGAACGAGAAAGATATGCTTCTTCTTCTGCACTATACTCCATGTATTGCATAGCACTGATGAAAGGTCTAAACTTTATAGGTTTACCATAAATGTTTTCACCTGCATCATTGTGATAAATAACAAAAGAACCGATAGGTAATCTATTACCATCATCATCTTCTGGATTTCTATTTATCATTAGCCTAGGAAGTGATGGAGTACTACTTCCATCATCTTGTCCTATTGCTTTCATAATGTCTTCATTTGACATTGATTTTACGTCTACTAAATTATTATTCATTGATTTACCTCCTGTAAATAAAATAATTATATATACTTACTAGCATAAATTTTGATAATTGTCAAGCTTTTTTTATAAAAAAATTGAAGTTATTATTATGCCAAATATAAATAAAATTAAAAACCATTCCCACAAATTACCCAACATGTGTAACTCCTGTTGTTATTTCTGTTTTTAACCCATAATTTGGGGCAAACCACATCAAATAACTTTGTGTTTCTTCATCTTGATTTATATATAACATGGTAGGTTTTTTACCATTATTATCCTTTTTAAATTCATGTATTAATTCTTCAATGCGTTGAAAGACTGAGGCTTCTTCATCATTAACCCAATCATCATTTTCCATAAATAAATCTCCAACTGTTAATACTTCACTTATCATAGGGGTCTCCTTTTATTGTAGCATAAGCATAGCTAATATCATCTTTTGTTATGCTAAATTTTTCACCACGAACAAGAACCTTATTATTCTTATTCATTTCATAATTTTCTTCTTCAGTTTTATCTGGGTCTATCATATCTTCAACACCCATCATAAACCATTTCATAGCACCCATTATACCTCCTTAATTATTATGGTCGTGTAATGCATTTACACCTAAATTATGTAAACACTCGTTTTTAAATTCATCAATGGCTTTTTCCATTTGTCTTCTATCACTTATCTCTGTAATCTCTGTTAGTCTGTCTGTGACATAAAACAAACATACTCTGTTATCCATTTTTGGATTGTCTTCCATTATACCTCCTTTAAGTTTAACCAATCATACCCTATCTTAAGTTCTGTGTCAAGGGGAACATTAAAATTAATATTATATCTTTCTTCTAATGAATTAATAACTTCAGCACATCCATCTATTAAACATTTAGATACAATTTCTATTTCATCTTCACATGCATCGGCAACAATAGAATCATGTACTGTGTTAATTAATTTACTTTTTAATTTTAATTCTTTCATTTTATTATAAATATTTATACAAGCTAATGGAACAATATCTGCAGTAGCAAATCCTTGCACTGGATAGTTTTTAATTTGTGTTCCATAACTAGAACCACCCCATACTTGTCTTTGTGCATAGGGAAATGCGTATTCTCTTCCAGTAGGTAGTTTTACAACTTTATATTTAATAGCATTTGTTTGTAATTCTTCATGCCAATTTGTAATGCCTTCATATTTTTCTTTAAAGGCATCATAATAACGTTTTTCATCTTCTGTACCTGTTGTACCACCATATAAAGGTTTAAAGGTATGTCCTTTTGCATTTTGTCGTGATACACCAATAATATCAGCAGTGTATTGATGAACATCTACTCCATTTTTTATATCTTCCATTCCTTGTTTATCTTGTGCAAGAAATACAGCAGTTCTAAATTCTAATTGTGCATAATCTATTTCCATTATTTTTCCATTATTAAATCTAGACTTAACAACTTTACGAATAGGAAACGTACCACCTCGTGGTTGATTTTGAAAATTAGGGTCTCTACTAGATAGTCTACCTGTTGATGTAACACATTGCATAAATTTAGGATGTAAAAATCCATTATCATCTG